GATTCAGCATAGTCACATGGGATGGTAATGATGACTCAGGTGGGGCTTCCCCACAAACCGTATACCACGGACTTGGCGTGAAGCCAGAGTTTATGATACTGAAATCCCGAACACATTATGCTGAAGATGACGGAGAAGGCTTCATTGATTTATGGTTCGCTCGGCATAAAGATTTAACCAGCGACCTCTACTGGATTGACCTGAACTACTACGCACATGAAACCGAATGGGATTATACTTCGGACGGTTACGGAGGTTATGCCTCTGGCGAATACCCAGCCTTATCGGGAATAGACGCTAGTTCTTTTGATGTTAGCAATAATTTCAGCGATAGTTATGCCCTGAACTATGACGATTCAATTGCGGCGAATATGGCCGAGAATACAGACAGTTATGTGGCGTATTGTTTCGCGGGGGTAGAAGGTTATTCAAAATTCGGAACCTATGAAGGGGGGAGTTGGGACGATGTATTTGTTTATCTCGGCTTCAAACCAACATTTCTGATGGTCAAACAAATAGACAATGTGTCGGTTTCGACTCAAGCGGGTTGGTTAATGCTGGATTCAACCCGTAGCACATACAATGTAAGGAACGATTCGTTATTCGCTAACAACGATACACAGGAGGACTATCGGGGTGATGGTACTACTCCACTCACGGGCGGTAGCGCGGCTAAGTGCGATATAGATTTTCTGTCGAACGGATTTAATGTCTTCGGAGACGGTAATTCTGAAACTTCAGTAAGCACTTATATCTACGCCGCCTTTGCCGAATCACCCTTCAAATTTAGTACAGGAGCCTAATAATCATGCCATATCAAACATCATCTGGAAAAACACTCACCATTGACCGAGCGTTCACCCTTAACAACGAACAATTCCCATCGAATTGGCTTCGGCTGGCCTCAGCTAAAGATAAGGAATCCCGTGGAATTTCATGGGTCGAGGCTCCTAAGCAGAATTTCAAGGACAAGAAGTTTTGGAACAATGTCGTCACTCCCGATGGAACGGTCACAAGTACACCGAAGGACATCGAGGGTTTACGGGAGGATTTGATGGCTAAAGCTAAGAGGACTACCTACTCACTCCTAGCACCCACGGACTACATGGTTATCCGAAGCATCGATGAGGAAGAACGCATGATTGATTCTGATTGGGATGACTACAGGGATGCCGTTCGGGTGGAGTGTCGGCGGTTATGTGAGGAATATAAACAGGCTGACTTCGAGGCTATACAGGTGGTCAAACCTAGTTGGCCTGAGTCACCGACTGAGAAGGTGGAGCGGTTGAAGCGGGAGGCACTGGAGGACGGCAAGCCCGTTAAGAAGAAAAAAGTTAAATCTAAAGAGGACTAATGAAGATTTTCGATTTTGACACGGTGAAGGTTTTTGTCGCGAGTGTAACTGGGCTGGGGAATATGCTGATGGAGATTGATTTAATTCTGAAGGTGGGAATATCAGCAGCCAGCTTGGTCTACATCATTTTGAAGTGTAGAGAGATTTTGAGGGGCAGGGATGATACATAATTTATTATGACGGATAAAAAAGATCAACGAGAACGCCTAGAGCAACTCCACGGACTCCTCATAGAAGAGTTCATAGGACGCATAGAGAGCGGAGAAGCGGAGCCTTCCCTCCTTAACGCTGCCCGTCAGCTACTAAAGGACAACTCCGTAGACGCTGTAGTAACCGATGACTCCCCTTTGAATCGCCTTAGCAAGATGGTGCTGCCCTTTGATAATGAAAGGGATCACACCAAGCAGCCAAGCGTATCCGAGGACTTACTTCAGAACTGATGTCTCTACGAATCTATTCACAGTACGATAAGGCTTACCAAAGGCGACCCAAGGAAGTTAAGAAGAGGGTAGCTAGGAATGCTGCCAGAAGGCTTATGGTACGCAAGCATGGGAAAGCGGCACTGGCAGGGAAGGATGTAGACCACAAGAGGTCACTAAAAAGAGGAGGCAGCAACAATTACTCAAACCTTCGGATAAGAAGCAGGAGGGGTAATCGAGCTGATAAGAGATGAATCTCGATCCCCGGTTAGCTGACTTTAGGAACTTCCTGTTTCTGGTGTGGGAACACCTCAACCTCCCAGAGCCTACCCCTGTTCAGTATGACATGGCGGAGTTCGTCCAGAACGGCCCAAAGCGATCCATCATTCAAGCCTTCCGTGGAGTAGGGAAGTCCTACATCACCAGTGCCTTTGTCTGCCATCAGCTTCTCCTTGACCCTGAGCTAAAGTTCCTCGTGGTCTCTGCAAGTAAGTCACGGGCTGATGACTTCAGTACCTTTACCCTCCGTCTTATCAGTGAAATACCGATACTTCGTCACCTCCATCCTGATGATGACCAACGCTCCTCCAAGATCGCCTTTGACGTAGGCCCAGCGCAAGCCAGTCACTCACCCTCTGTTAAGTCCGTGGGAATCACAGGACAACTGACTGGTTCCAGAGCTGACTACATCATAGCTGATGATGTGGAATCTGCTAACAACTCCATGACAGAAGGTATGAGGGCCAAGCTCTCAGAGACCGTCAAGGAGTTCGATGCAATCCTAAAACCGGATGGAAGAATCATCTACCTTGGCACTCCTCAGACCGAGCAGAGCCTCTATGATCGCCTTACTCCCCGTGGTTACGATTGTCGGATATGGCCAGCCAGACACCTAGATGAGGAGCAAAAGGTCAGCTATGGCTCCCGATTAGCTCCCTTTATCGTTAACGCAGAGGGAACACCCGGAACCTCCACAGACCCCCTTAGATTCTCCGATGATGACCTAATGGAGCGAGAGGCTTCCTATGGACGCAGCGGCTTTGCTCTTCAGTTCATGCTGGATACCAAGCTCGCTGATACTGATAGGTATCCTCTCAAGCTCAGTGACATGGTAGTGACCTCCATAGACCCCAAGAGAGGCCCATGCCATGCTGTGTGGGCCAATAGTCCAGAGCTGAGATACAATGATCTCCACAACGTAGGCATGGATGGAGACGGGTTCTTTAGGCCCATGAGTCTCTCCGATGACTTTGCAGAATACCAAGGGGTAGCCATGAGCATAGACCCCAGTGGTCGAGGCAAGGATGAAACTGCCTATGCGGTGGTCAAGTGTCTCCACGGTCAGTTGTTCCTTGTGGAAGCTGGGGGTTTCCGAGGGGGTTACTCAGTGGATGTACTGGAGTCCCTAGCTCACACAGCCAAGAGAAACGGGGTTAACTTTATCGTTATAGAAAGTAACTTTGGGGATGGAATGTTCCAATCCCTCTTCAAACCAGTGCTGGGAAAGATACACCCATGCACAACTGAGGAGGTTCGGCACTCCAAGCAAAAGGAGCTAAGGATCATAGACACCCTAGAGCCAGTCCTGAACCAGCATCGGCTGATCGTAGACCCCAAGGTTATCGAGAGGGACTATGACACTTCCGTGGGTTACGCAGGGGAAGTCGGGGGAGAACAAGCTGAGAAATACTCCCTGTTCTACCAGATGTCACGGCTCACCAGAGACAGAGGTTCCCTTCTCCATGATGACCGTCTGGATGCCCTAGCCATAGTTGTTCACTACTGGGTACAATCCCTAGCAAGAGATGTAGAGGGAGCAGCAGAGAGCCACAGGGAAGCCCTACTCCTCCAAGAGCTGGATAAGTTCATGGAGGGAACTACAGGGAGAAGAAGAGAACTGACTTGGATGGACATATAGGAATAGCGATTGCTGGCCTGAGGATGCGTTCTAAGAGACTTTTATTCCGAAGTAGGGGCAGAGGGGCTTAGACCCCCCTTTAGGAATCTTTTGAAGCCTTTCCTCCCTCCAGAGCGTCTAAGGGAAGAGATGGGATCAGAATTCGGATTATTGATGGCGTTAGCTGATAGCCTCTGCAAGGTGGTCACGGCAGTAGCTTTGGTGGTTATAGCTGCCAGAGTGGGTAGGTAACGACACAAACTCAATATACCCCTGTTTTTCTAGGGTATTTCTAATTGGTTGGTGTTAACGGAAAAGATAGCGTGGGGGGATAAAGGGGGGCCATAAGAAAACCACAAGAGAAACGACATCAAATCTATAACTATTTCTCTAAGATAACTAACAACAACTATCAGAGATACCCTAAGATAACTATAGATAACCATAGATACCTATAGATAACCATAGATAACCATAGATACCTATAGTGTTTCGTTATTGTTTATTTAAAAAGAAAGAGACAGAGTAACCAAAGATGAATGGTGGTGATAAGGTTCCTTCGGTAGTCAAAGTCAATGGTGTTGATGTCAATATCCATTGGATAGAGAACGATGAAGAGATGGGTAAGCTCATCCCCGGAGAGAAGCTAGGGGATTCTATGGGTTACGCTGTAACTTACCCAAGATTGATGATTATTATTGATAAAGTTGTCCTAGAGCAGAGCCATGAGTTGCCAAGGATGACGTTGCTGCATGAGTTACTCCACATAATTAGTGATCTTAACGGATTAGGTCTCAGTGAACGACAGGTTCTAGGGCTGGAGACAGGATTGTATGGGATGCTAAAGGAGAATAAGGATTTATGTGAGTTTATGTTTAGTGAAATGAAAAAGAAGAGTAAAAGACCCCCTAAGAAGGGTAAGGGTTACTAGGGTTAACGCCTGTGTTAGGTTAGTATGTCTGTGTTTGTGTCTGCATTGTCATGTGTGGTGTTTCTATGGGGTTCACCTAAAAAACCCCATTCCCTTTTCCGTCTCCTCTCTCGTCACAAGTTCTGCTTCTCCCCAAACATACCTCCTCAGAACTGAGAGAGGGGACATCCCACTTTCCGGTAGTTTTTGGTAGAAAAATATGAATGGGTATATAACGTACAATTTACCCGCTTTTCCCCCAAGGGGAGGGGGTCGGCCCTGTGGTGCTACATTCATAGGACATGCCACGTCCAACCCCACATTTATGCCGACAGCCCATAAAAAATATAGGTCGGAAACGGATAGAAAATCCATTCACTTAATAGGTGGGTGGATTTTTTGTTCGGCGCGTCTATAAAAGTTTGGTGCGTCTAACTTTATTAGTCTATTTGAATTTTGCCTTGTGATGGTGTGAATAAGTAGCTGAAATAAAACAGGAAAAAGACTTGCACAATCTTTCCACTGATGTACCTTGTCCATAGATGAACGCAACAAACACAAACAAACAACAAACAAACAACATTATGGAAAAAGAAACAAACAACACCTTATGGATCGGGGGTCGCGCCTCGGTGAATGACGCGGGGGAAATTACCATTGACGGAAAAACTCAACAAGATTGGTGGCGTCAACATAACGAGGAAACCATGCGGCGCGAAGCGGTTATGGTTTTATTC